TCGCCTGTTTGGTTAATTCCACCAGTAACCGAATAGTCACCCGTTTGGTTAATATCTCCCATTGTCGATGCTCCGGCAGTAGAATAGCCTCCGCCTGTAAGTATTTCCGCTTCGTCCGTCCCGTCATTGTCAGGATCAAAAGCAAGACCGTTTGTCCCGCCGTCTATCGAATAAGGCGTATTCCCCATTTCGATATCCCCGGCCGGGGTTATACCGGAACAGCTTATCGTTCCATCCGTATTAAAGATTATTTCGTACGTATCGTCCTGGTCCGGGTCAAAATATATCCCTGTATCCGGATCCCCCATAATGGGGTTTTTATCCATATGCAAAGCACCTTCATTGAACTGTGCGCCCCGACGCCATGCGTATGCCGGATTTATACTCATAAACATAAAACAAACGACTGTAATGATCGTTAAAAAGCGTCTCATTTCGCCCTACCTCCTTATATTTCCTGCTGTACGCTCAGTTTTGCCGCCAGTACGGTCGAAGCGTCGTTGCCAGAAAGTTTCGTTATTTTGAGCCGTGCATACCTTGTCGGGACCAGAGAAACATTTTTTATGTGCCGAAGTTCGTCAGTTACCGTATCAATCGCTGAACTCCCTTCTGGGACAACATAGTTATCATCTGCGGATCCTTCCGTATCCGGAAGAACATCAGACTGTTCTATCTCGATTTTTGCGTTCACGCTCCCGTCAGAAGTGAACTGGTAAATAAGCGCTCCTGCAAGAAAATATTTCAGTTCAAACGCTTTTGAATACACCACTCCGGATGCGCCACCACAAGAAATGGACGTCCCATCCGAAGAATTTCGTATAGCTTTTGCTTCAGGGCCGAATAATGACATGATTATCTCCTCTCCTTTTCGGATATGTAACTTTCGTGTTTTTTAAGTTTTTCATCACGAACTCTTAAAGCGGCTTCTTTGTCCTCGAGTTCTTTTTCTTTTTTTCTCAGTTTTTCGTTCCATTCAGAGGTACTTCTCTGTGTTTGTTTGACATCTTGCAACTTTTCTTCTGCTTCCCGTTTTTTCTGTTCAAACGAATCTATAAGATCGGATATCCTGTTTTTTTTCTGTTCGAGTTTGGCAATATCTTCTTTTATCGCATCTCGTTGCGAAGCCAATGCCCCCATTTCCGTTCTGGAAATTTGTATTTTGGTCTTCAGATTCCGTTGCTGCTCCCCGAGTTGACGCATCCTCTCTGCGATATTTTTCTTATTTTGCCTACAATCATTTGCCAAACGCTCAAGCTCGACCTCTTTTTTGTCCAAGCTCATAGACCGTTCGTTACAACGATTTTCAAGCCATATCAACTCAGATTTCCATGTTTTAAGCTGTTCCTGCTTAGCGTCAAGTTGTCTTTCCCGCCGAGTAGATTTCGCCCAGATTTCTTCCGCTTTTCTTTTAAGATCCTTTATCTCTTTCTGCTGTTGCTCGATCTTGAGGTTATACTCCCTTTTTTCGGCAAAAAACCTTGCTTTTTCGGAATTAAGATCATTCATAGTTTTTTCGACACGGTCCCATTCCTTTTTAACCTGGTCTTTTCTGGCCTGTTTAAGGTCAGAAACCCCTTGCTTGACCTGCTCTTTTTCATCCATTAACTTTTTTATGTCAGCTTTCAGCTCGGTCAGTATTTTTTTATACGTTTCTATCTGTTCTTGATGGCGGGTCGTTTCCCTCCCGAGGATTTCACGGGCTTTTTCCGGTGTAATATGTTCCGGTTGCTGTTGAGATGTAGAAAAACCAAGTCTTTTATTCATAACTCGCCCCTTATATAAGTATCCCGGGGACCTTTTCAGCCCCCGGGTTACAAGTCACTTATGATTGGTCCGCGTAACTAACACCTGTATCGGTAGCTGATATCACAGTTCCGTTGATCGTCCAGTTAGTTCCATCACAATAAAGTGTTATTTTCGTACCCGCTTCAGGGGTAAAAACATTCAGTATTGAGTTACTGTCACCGTCTGGATAATATACGACCGTATCATCTCCGGCATCATCCGGGTCATGTTGTACTACCCCGCCGAGATAAAAATTCGTATCACTACCCGTATCGAATATCCAGTCTTGTGCGTCAGCTGCTGTCCCTTTATAAATAAACGTATAAGACAGGTTAGCTGCGACTGCTGGTAAAGTGAAAGTTGCATCGGCTGTTAGATCGGGAACAATATGAACCTGACCAGAATCCGAGGCATTAACAGTAATGCTCCCGGCATCCGAAACAGCAACTATGTCCGGCTTTAAAGCTCCTGTGACCGTCAAATTGCCTGTACAAGTCACATTATCAGTATAGATGTTATCGACTTCTGCCCCGGAAGCTCCTATGTCATAGGATGAATCCGTTTCAGGGACAATATCGCCGTCGCTTTCTATGGCCCACTGATCTGCTCCCAACGTCCCGGTGTCTGTTGTATCTACTGCATACGCCGGCATTCCGAAAAACAGAAAAGCAAACGCCATTATGAGCAATACTGCTGCTCTATACCTTTTCATTTTTTCCTCCTCTTTTTGTTTACAGAGAGACAAGCGCCTCTTGTTTTACGGGATTGAATCCGATAAGTTCGCCTTTTCTCTGTAATTCTTCCACTTTGTCCTTGTCCGCACTGATCCATTTACAGCCTGCCGGTGCTTGTGACACGCTTTCAAGGCGTTCTTTCTTTTCAGCTTTTGCGGTATCAATTTTTTCTTGCATCCCTTCAGGTGTATCGTCGGGTGCGTCGTTATACAGCTCTATCAACTCAGCTTTTGTGGAGTTAGGATCAAACTCAACATTCTTTTCCGATAAAGCCGCTATAAGTTCTTTTTTTGTCATATAATTGGACATCTCGTGCCTCCTTTTATACTTGTTCAACTCCTACACTTTTACGAAACTGATCATCTTCCCGGTATTTAGCGCTTTCAATACGGCTTTCTTCGTCAGAAGCAAGTCTTCTTGCGCACATCGGACACATTCTTCGGCCCTGGTACTCAATAAGCTCAAGCCCGTTTCCCGTAGTATCCCGAGGGGTGGCATGGTAAGTCTCGGGATCGGGATCGTCACCACCATTACCACCACACTCGGGACAAGTACCAAAAATGGGAAGGTTGCGAGTATCTTTCATTACGCGCTCGTTCCGCCTCCTCTTGTCCAGGCTTTCCATGCGCCCGGTTTGAACAGGATTCCCATTCTGATGTCAACCGACGCTTTTGACCCTCTGTTGTTATGATCAAGAAAGAAATCGGTTTCCTGATCCTGTCTTTCGTGAAACTCCCACGTCTTATGTTGTCTTTTCCCGACAAAATAAGCGGATTCCGCACTGTCCAGATAGTCCCACTTTATGACCTTGTCAATAAGATCAGCATATGGGTTCATATCGTTCAGCTGGCTGGTCGGAAAATTTTCAGACTTGGTTATTCTTTTCGCGGCAAGATAATCCGCACCTGGCAGACACAGTATCGTATCCGCAGGATTAGCCTTTATACTGCCGACTTCGTCACGGTTATTCGTAGCTGTGTGATGGTTATAGATCGTTTCGAAATTGCTCGGTATCATAGTATATCCCGCGAACGAGTTATAATATGTCTGACCGCCTTTGGTTGTTCGCGTGTTGCCTGTAAGATTGAACAACGGTTTTGAATCATACGGAAGATCACCAGAGGAATCATCTTCTCCGGTGTACGACCCGTTAAATATCCAGTCTCCGGAGAGATTTCCGCCTTCGTTGAAAGGTCTGGCCGCGATTTCTTCTTTCAATTCCGCTGCGGCTTCACCCCAATCCTTTGCGTATCCCCTGAGAAGATTTCCGAGTTTCATATCGTCTTCCATAGCTTCTTTCGAAAACGACAAACCATCGCTGAATCTCCAGTATTTCGCGTAACTGGTCCATCCCTGTGTCGGCGCCCGGAAGTCTATATCCTGGTTTTCCGAAGTATGGCGTTTAAAATCCGCACTTTTTAACCTCTGCGTGATTTTAGTTCCGGCACCCGTGGCATTAGGTATGACTCTATAAATCTCACCATATTTAGGCTTAACTTCCGCCATACCTTCTTTTTCGAACATGTACATATCTTTTTTAAATGCAGCTACTTGATCAGCTCTTACTCCTGGCATTTTGTAACCTCCTTATTTAAAAGCATTTAGCTTTTATTCGTTATTATGCGTCCACACCGTTACCTGTACCCATATATGTCGGGTTCATGATAACTTCTACCCAGTTATTGTTTGTCGCGTCACCGCCAACAACAATAAGCGTATTCTCAACCGATGCGTCCAACTGAGCGCCCTGGACATCGGATGATACAGATATGTCGCATGTATCACCGATCATCGCTTTTGTGTATGTACCCGAGTTTATGGGGATACGAAACACGGCGTTTTTATCGATAATGCAGTTATACACATCACCCTGGGAAGGGCTTTCGTCGCCGGCTTCCAAATGCCCGAATATCCGAGTTGATCCGTCTTCGTTCAGGTTTGCCTGCCCGGTAGCGTCCATATAAACAAACCGCCCGGACTGTGCTTTCAGCGTCTGAGATGCCGCTATTTCAACCGGTACAGCCATTTTTGAGCCGTGTATGTGACCATACTTCAATTCTTTGTCCATCAGTTTCCTCCTTTATTCTTTTTCTCAAGCTCCTTATCAAACTCGACCATTTCCGCGTATAGCGCGTATTTGCGTGTTTCCGTTATCGGGTTATTCGCGAAATAATCCAGAGCTTTTTGGCGTTGTTTTTCATCCAGACCATGATATTTTGCTTTGTCGTTTGTTTTTTTCGTCCTCGGGCTTCCTCCACCCGAAGTTTTACGTCCTGCGATCTTCCTCTGTTCAACTCCCCTTTTGAACCCTCGGTTCTCGGCCTCTTTGATTTTCTTGTCGATATCCGAAAAATGTTTCCCGCGAGTCCAGTAAATTATGTCGTTAAGAGAAAAATCCTTACTTACAACCCTGTTATCAGGGACACTTTCAAGCGCCTGTTCGATCTCGTTCCGGTATTCCTTAACATCATCCGGAATACTTTTGATCAGAATATTTCGGCGATCTTTGGCTTTCTCTTTGACCATCTGGGCTTGTCTTGTAGAGTTTTCTCGCAATTTATCTAAGGTGTCTTTTTTGACATGATCGTAAACCGCATCGTCTTCCAGATCTTTCGTTATCCCCGGATATTGTCTTCTGTAACTCGCGATCACTTCTTCTCGGGAAACTTCTTTTCCGAGTGAAGCGCTCAAGACTTTCTCCGGCTGAAAATCCCGGCCCATCTCTGCTTGCAACTGCATAGCTTGTAACTGTTTACCAAGCTTTTCGGCTTCTTCGGCCTTACGCATGTACTCGCTTTGACTTAACCGGTAGGCTTTCGCCATTTTCAGGGGATCTTTACCGTATTTTTCGATGATGTTCTTGTCTTTCTGGTAAATTTCCCGGGCTTCTTCTTCTGTGACATCCTCAGCTTCCGCATATGCCTTTATCACCTTATCTGTATCGGCTTTTTCAGCCTCTTTTTCTGCTGATTCAAGAACAGCTCGCATCTGATCGATTTCGACTTCCAGAGCGCTTTTCTCGGCCTCATCTTCAAGGGTTTCGAGAGCGGTTTCTTTCTGCTTCAAAATCTCACGCTTACCGTCTATATCAGCGTTGTTAAAATCGGATTCCTCGTTTTCCTCTTCCTCTGCCTCGTCCTCTTTTTCTTCATCTTCTTTATCGGTGTCTTCTTCTTCAGCTCCTTCCTCTTTCTCCTCCTCTTCTTTCTCATCTATTTCAGATGACTTTTTATCGGGGTCATCATTCTCGTCCTCGTCATCCCACAAAGGTTCTTCAGCGTTAATACGCTTATCTATCTCTTCCTGTTCTTCTTCTGTGGGCTGTCTTTTTTTAAGTTCTTCTCGAATAAGTTTCACCATGATATTTTTCCTCCTTCTCTTTGAGTGCCGCTTCAGCGGGTTACTCCCTGAACCTCTCAGGGCTTCTGTAAAAAAAATCCCGGACAGGCTATTTCAGCCCACCCGGGATTCTCTGATCCTCTATCATTTTCAGGCGATATTCTCGCTCTATATCTTATTTATTTTTCCGCACTTAGGGCATTTTATCTCAATGCCTCTTTCTCCTTTTTCTGCTTTACACAACATCCTATGGCAAAAATAACATCTGACTTCACGCATTATACCCTTCCGGCAAAAGTATTTTGCTATCACAAGCGTCCATGACTGCCTTGATAGCGTTTTTTTCGATATCCTTAACCTTCTTTACAGGTTCTTTTATAGCCTGGGCTATCTGTTCATGTGTGGCTCCATACACCCGTAATTCAAGTGTACGCTTATATATCTTGTTCTTGAACCCTTTCCTTTCATCAAGCCTGTTTATTGCCCTTAGAAGCCATCTTTTGCGTTGACTTGGCAGTTCCGCGGGGATAACAAAGTTATCTCGAACATGATCCATCTTTTCCCGCAGATGTTTCTTAAAATCGCCGCTTTTACGGTAATTTATGGCTTCTTCTATTGATAACGGTCTGTTTCTCATATCACTCATCGTTTGCCCCCCGTCTTTTTATGAATTTCTCGATCTTGCGCACATCCGTTGTAAGGTCCTTAAATAACGACCGTGCCATGCGTAACTTGGTCAACTGAGACTTTACTTCCATCGCATATTTAACCGGGTCGGGCTCATTGTACTCGATAAGGGCGTCAATGGTCTCTTTTTCAGCAACCTTGTATCGTTTAGCATACGATTCAAATTTCGGGTCATGCAAACAGTTTTTTAGCGTTGAATAGGTAGCATCAAGCTGTTTGGACCGGGTTTTTATTGTCTCTTCGCTATCCGTTTTCTTGAAAAAATCAAGTGCGCGTTTCGCCATGTTCTATTCCTCCTCCTCTTCCGGGGGATTCACTAACTGACTGAGCTGTTTCCCGACAACAGCTATAAGCTCTCGGGCGTCCGGTTCGACCGGCATCCCCGCGTTAGCCTCAGCCTGTTTCTCCATGATGTACCCTTTTACTCCGGCCACAGTAGCTTGTAACTGCATCTGTGACAGTTTTTCCGGGCTTGGCAGTATCTGTTCCACCATATTTTTCCATTTCGGAGACCACCCTTTAATTATATTTTTGAGAAGCGAGTATACCGCCTGCGGATTCTGCGCAACGATCTGTTCGCCTCGAACAAGCTGATATAACGTAACATCCAGTTCTTTTTCCATTTGTCTGTCTATATTAAAAGACGCCGCCTGGGACTGAATATTTGTCCTCGCTCGCATCTCTGACCGAGAGATCTCATCAAAAGGATCCTCTCCGACTACGTTCTCCGCCCTGGGACGATATTTGCGTCCCTCAAGGCTCATCTGGTGCGTTATGGATAGTGTCGCATGAGCTATCCAGTTCGCCGCCGGAATAGCCGCTTTAACGTAATCTTCGATATTTATGCCGGACTGTTTCAATAATGCCAATGTTTTCTTCGCCGGCGCGTCCGGGTCCGCGGGCGATTCCCGACCAGTTAAATATGACGACACTCCTGATGTATCGTCATCCCACCGTGACAACAGCTGTATCATTGTGACGGTTCCGCCAACGTCCGGATGTTTCATATACCGTTGCAAAAAATCAGGTTTTTCTTCGTTTTTATTCTTTACCAACGGCATCCCATGACGCCATGTATTCGACGCAAACTGATCAGCAATATCGGAATCTTCATCCACTATTGGTGTGACCATATTTGCCGACCACATAGCCTCAAGAATGAAGTTCAAAAGCGCGTTCTCGGCAACATTGGTGTCTGTTAAGTATTCCGAAAGCGACTTCTTGTAGAATCCGGGTTCGTGTTCGTCGATATACACCGGACAATAATACGCGTCCAGCGAGTAGTATGGATAATACCTCGCCCCCAGATACGTTTTGCTATTCTCATCGAACCAACAAACTATCCTTGTATAGTCATCGTCAGTCTCGTCGATCTTAAAATAAAAAACACCTTCCAGGATGTCGTATGTATCTATGTCATAATCCGCTCGTTCTATAGGACAATCATCGCTGTTCTTTTTAATTTTACCTTTCTGGTCGTATTCAAACCGTAATTTATCAATGTTTTGGAACTGTCCCTGTTTTTCTTTTTGGAGCAACTCCCACCAGCTCATATTACGACGTTCGACCGTCAATCGCTCGTTTATTAGATCGTCATATCCCTCGGCATTACATCTGACATAAAAATTGCGCGGCAGAACGCTTGAAAATTTCGGGTTATTGTATACGATCTCGTCATAATCAACCACGATATCGATCCGTTCTCCTCGTTCAAGCTTCCGAACATACCCGATATACTCTTTTGCCGCATCCGGATAGATCTTCAAAAACTCTTCCAGCCCTTCGTTCTGTTCGGCAACCAATACCGCGTCCGGCCGTTTCTCAAGAAAATCAGCCACATCTTTTTTCGGCACAACGATCTGAATTTGTTTTGAATCTTCTGAAAAAGTAAAGATATATTCTGGTGTGCCTTCATAGGTTTCTTCCCTTTGACGTTTACGAATAACGATATCATGTTCAACTTTTAATAGCCCGAGACCTTTGTTCGTGGCATTATGCGCGGCCTGGCCGAATGGACTTTGTATATTTATGCCGCCTTCTTCAAACTGATAATCCAGATAATCTTCCTGTCTCTGGCAGGTTTCCATCCCGCCTTCTTTCTGGAACTCCGGCCGCGGGGACACTGTATACTTAGGGTCAGGTTCCAGAAAAGCTTTTTTGAGATAACGAACGACCATATCCACTTTATTTTTGGTCACATGACGGTGTAAATTAAACTGTTGCAGTTCGTTATCATCCATCTTCCCTTCATATTGACACTCTAACGCGGACCACTTTTTTTCCAGTCCCTCATCCTTGCGTTCTTTTTTTAGCCCTTCAAACTCATGGAAAAACTCCTTTTTGAGCCTGTCAATATCCTTTTCCTCAAGTTCTAATTGCGTTAAATACGCGGGAATATCCATCTCCTGGTCTGTTTTCGTCCGTTCAGGAGCGTCTGTTATCGTATATTTCTGGTCTTTTTCCATTGGATCTATGGCTGTCCTCGGCATATCAGCTCCCTTTTCCTGCTCCGGAGAATGAAAATCCGGCATTTTTCTGTTTTAATAGCACTTTGGCCCGGCGACTTGTACTTTGTTTTTTCTTTTTCGGTGCTTTATACGGGTATTTCTCGATTACATACCCACCAATAGCCCAGGCTATGATTCGATCATCGTTAAATCCTTCCATCGCCTCCGGCTTGCCTTCTTTTGACCGGATAAACGTCCGGCCTTCTTGTATCAGCTCAGGATCTCTTAACTCAACATGGTTTCGCACCTCCGATTCCATCCGGTCCAGCTTATAGGGTCTGGTCACACTGGTAGTTGAAAACCCGCGCTTGATAACACTCTGGGAACCTTTACGGTTCGATCTGGTATAATATAAATTCGAACCGAGATTCTCTAATTCTAACGCTGTTGTATACCCGTGATTGTTGTTCTCCGGGGCGTTTAGTGCATTGTCATAATACCTCTCCAGCAACCAGCATTTATACGCGAAATCTTCCGGGGCTTCCTGGGAATGTATGCTTGCAACAGTATTTCGCGTCCATTTATCCCGAACATATGCCGCGTTATAATCGCCCCAGGGCAATCCTTCCGCCGTATCTGACGATATTACATACTGACTGCCTTCCTGGGGGAGTTCATAGAGCCGGACCGTTCCATTCGGGCGTTCAATGAACTTAACTTTGGTGTTTTTCTCGAGAATCAGCTTCCCTTCAACATATTTTCCCCAGGGGATTGGATCCGTCGGAGCTTTTCTTTTATACAACTCCCACGGAGTCTGTAACGATAACGCCCGCGAACTGAAAAACATATTCCCGGCGGAGGCGTAATCTATATCGATCTCCTGCGCAAGCTCCTGCTCATTCCGGCGTTTTGCTTCTGCGTCATACCACGGGGACCGGACTACTCCTCCGATCATTGTCCCGGGAGCTTTTTCGCCTCTTCGTTGTTCCCATGCTCGAAACGCTTGTTCCGGAGACGGTAACGGTATCTGTTTGCCGTTATCTATGTAATATGTCCCGATAGCTTTTTCCGGGTGCAGCGTCCAATGCAATGTACGCATATCGATCTTTTCTTCTGTCCCCTGTGCCAGTTTGGCGAATTTGTTGACCGGTTTCTCGGATGGAGTAGATAACGCTGTCCGGCAATTCGTGCTTGACGCGGCGGATTTCCACGCGTTCTCCGCACAGTCCCAGAACGCAAACTCATCCAGCCGGATCCGATATTTTCTACCGCCACGGCCAAAATCGTTGTTCGTCGCCTCTCCGACAATGACGCTATCCGTTACGGGATTTTTCAGCCGCATATAGTTATCATGCTCTTTTTTTCTGTATCCAGCGGGCAACATCCATTTTGGCAGGTTATCTATCGCAAACCGAAACTTCTCGAAAATACTGTCCATATTACCGATTTCATCAACATACTGCTCTTTGCGGCTGCCCCAGAGAAACTCTAATCTTTCCTCGCTGAATATCCAGTCATAAAGATCATTCCCGACAAACATCCACGTTACACCCATGTCCCGGCTCTTTTCGACCAGACTATCCACACCTATGCCTCCGTCCTCTCGCTGGACGTGTGGCCGTGTAGCATCCCACATTATGATGTCATCCTGGTACGCATAGGTAAGAAAAGGCAGCTTTTTCATAGCCTTTCGGGGGTCATATGTCCATAGGAAGGTATTGAAAAAGAATAGACGCTCTCGGCGACTCAACTCTTTCAATGCCGCCTGCAAGTCTCTATTCCCCCGGGCGTCGTTCAATAATCGTGCCCGGAACCGAAGATTCTCTTCGAACTCGGTCGGATACCGAAGATCCATGCGTTAATTGTCTCCCTCAGCCTGTATCGTATCCCGGATAAACGTCCCGAGTTCAGAAACAGACATTTTTTTGACGTCTATACTGACAGGATTGTCCTTCTGCCCGCCGATATTGACATCCTTATGGTCACGCCAGTTAGTAACATTTTTCGCCGTGAAATAGGCGAATTTGGCATTATATAGCCCTCTCAGGGAGTTCGTGACCAAAAACTCTTTCTGAAGCCCCTTTGCCACTTTATAAGCTTCGGCGAACTTTTCGATATCTTTTGACCACCGTATCAGAGTGTCCATAGTCACGCCGATTTTTCGCGCAAACGCTGAGAAAAAAGGCAGATCGTGTGGTCTTTCTTCATAGGTATGATACACATCGCCATTTTTGCTTGCGTGTTCGACCTCAACCTCACGATAAGGAGGGTAACTAAAAAAGTCTATCAGATCTTGTGCATACCGATCCTTGTATTTATATAGACCTTTTCTCCGTTTTCTTTTCTTTTTTACCGTTTTTTTCTTTTTAGTCATTTTGCTCCACCCGGTCCTCAATCGCGCTATTTATCTGCTCTACGTCCTGGGCGTTCTTTTCCTGAGATATGAGTTTATTGAGCATTTGTATCGCCCCAGAATTGCGATATCCCTGCCGTTCCAACCGTTCTATCTCCGCGGAATATTTCTGAATGTTTTCTACGATCTGTTCGTTCTGATCCTGCAAGAACTGTAACTGCTCCTGGTACTGCTGCATGAGATTATCTGCATCTGTACTGGCGTAACATACTGTGCCGACTAAAAAAATGAGCAACATGCTAAGAAGTGCAACTTTTTTCATTTTTCCCTCCCTGTCTTTTTCAGCTTGATTGATTTGTACATAAAAAAAAGGGCGGGCCTCATGCGTTTAAACATGAAACCCGCCCCTTTGGTTCTTCCATTCAGGACGAATACTCTTCGGTATGGCGTGGGTTATTCCCTTTACCTAACCGATTATGTTCTTAAAGTTTACCTGACAAACTCGAATTAGTCAAACTTTCCACATAAAAAGGGTTAAGATTTTAAAACATTATCTTTTCAACTTTTTTCTTTTCATCCTCTCCCGGTTCCCATAACCCTCTTTCCCAAGACTGTACCGTTGTACGGTGCCGGCCGATTTCTTTCGCAAGGTCTTTCTGCATAATACCTGTCTTTAAACGCCAAGCTTTAAGCCTGTCCCCGAAACTCTTGCCAGTAGGTAGTTTCGTATACCGATCGGCCGCAATAGTGCATACTCTCTGGTATATCAGACCACTCATCTTTGTTGATGTTGAGTGTCGTATGCGGTCGCATGTGTCATCTGTCATCA